CCGTTTCTTCCAGTTCGAGCATGAAACGCAACTCAAGGATGCGCCCTTGCTCGTACCTGAAATCTTTTTCGTCTGCCGCTTCTAGTAGCTCTCGGGCGTTATCCAATCGGGACGCCAGGAGCTGCTGGACCTGCTGCCATTCCGGCTTCAGGGATAGCGCCAGCACCGCCTTGCTGCATTCCTGCGAGCATTTGATTTTGGAGTGCTTGCTCAGCTTGTAACCTCTCTTCGCTCTTTATGACCTTGTCGGGGTCAATATCCAAAGTCGTCGCGATCTCTCGCAACAACTCGTTTCGATCTACTTGAGGGGCATCCATGGGGTTTGATACCAGCGAGAGGAACTGAAGTAGTCGCTGGCTTTGCACTTCCTTCTGCACGAGTGCGGTGCTTCCGCGAGCCACGATACGAAGGTCACCCTTGATATCGTCGCGGGGGTTGTACTCCATGTTCCAGTGGAAGAGCGACTCGATCATCGGCTCTAACAAGAAGTCATCGATGTTCTTGATCGTAGACTTCAGTGCGACGTTAGCCGCACCCATCAACATGGATATACCGGTAGCCGTCTTATTCAACGACTTACCTTGTTCGCCGTGCGTGTAGCTCGGCAATGAAGTTGTTTCATCGGCAAAGCGCCGGAACAATTCAACAATCTGGTTGAGTCCGTTCGCGTTTGCCACTGGCTGATACCAGCGTACCGCCGGCATAGAGCCATCTCCGCCTTCGCGCAAGAACACGCGCCAAGGATGAATATCTGTAGGATCTTCCCCAGCAGCCAAGAGGTCGGTGTTTACTTCCAGCATCGGACCAGAGGACAGGGCAAGGTTGTCGAGCCAAATACGCACGGCGGCGTTCATCGTGCTCTGAGAATCGCGCATCATGCGGGGGACGCCGATGCCCCAGAACTGATGAGGACTGCGTTCGTAGGGGAAGATATGGTATGGAATCTTGTACCCGGCTACCGGGTTCAGCATGATCTTCAGGATTTTTGAGTCGCACATCCACACACAGACAGAGAAGTCTGCAGAAAGATCGGCGCCTTCAGGCATCTCGATGCCATGATCCTTTAGCTCATAACCGTCAATATTACCCCAGTACTCAAAAACTTCGAATCGATTGGGCTCAGTATGATCATGAATACCAGCAATGCGACGACGGTCTCGCTCGTGATCAGCTTCGACATAGTTGCCTTTCCTGTGGTTTTTAAGCAAGAAACGGACCATGTCCCCATCAAATCCGGGGAGGTCAGACAGCGCTCTGAATTGCGTGCGCGTCAAAACGTGGCGGCGGAATAAACCATCGCAGTCTTCGAGCGTTGTGCAATAGGGATCTGGGTAGAGATCAAAGATAGATACCGACTCTAGCTCGGGCATCGCTTCCTCAATCATCGCCAGAACGTAAGTCTGGTTGCCCATCTCGTCCATGGCTTTCTGATAGCTTTGCTTGCGATCGATTCGTACGGTGCCAGCTTTCACGGCGCCCGATCCAAAGATGCAAGCCTCGAGCATGGACTGCTTGAGCTTCTGGTCTGAGTCGGCTTCGATCAGCTGATCCGAGATGACGGTCGTCATTGCCGCTGCAGCGTCGTCAGCAATCTCCTGCTCAGCCTTAATAAACTCGGGCTCGAGCTCTTTGATGCGTGCCATGATCAGATCCTGATTCATATTAGGATCCATGCCGGACGCCATCACGATTTCCTGAGTCGCTTGTGCGCGGAGCTCCATCGCCTTCATAGGATCGAGCTGAGCGATCGGCGTAGGAGTCACAGAGAAAAAGAGGTCACCCTGTTGGAACAGCAGATCCACAATACGGCTGTATGCCGCCATGACTTTTGTTCGGGTGAGACCCACAAAAACTTTTGAGCGGGCGCCCGCATCGGTTAGCGCTGCAAGTACGCTCGGCTCATAGATGCCGTTGTACTGACGCAAGTCTTTCAGCCATTCGTTCTCGGTTTCTTTTCGGGCGTCTTTGTATTCCTGAAAAGTTCGAGACAAGCGTCCGCCCAGCGAGTTGAGCTCCTGCTCTTGCTGTCCGTCTAGCTGATCGTCGTCGTATTCTTCTAGCATGTTTAGTAACCCGTCGTTGAGTCAACCGTCTTAAAACGGCGTTTGACTTCATGCCTCCGAGGTCGGGGCATCGATGCGAGTCCATGCAGAGCTATGGCGTATGCCATAACGCGGTCGTCGTGACAACCACTTTGAGCATTATACGCGCCTTTTTCATCAATTACATAGGTTCGTAGCTCGTTCACTAGCTCTTTGTCAGCTATTCCCGATTCTCCTTGGCGCAGAAGTGCCGCAAGGTTGTCGATGATTAGTGGTTTTGTTTTGGATGTCGTAAGAAAACCACCGCGTTTTGTGAGCTTGTCGCCGTAGGCGCCGTCTACTGAGCTCTCGATGTACATGTTTGGGTACTGCAATTCCTGCATTCGGCGCAGCGTAGTCAGTCCATGGTTGTTTCTTTCGATAATCATGTAGGCGTTGCGGTATCGCTTCCCCAGGTTGACCAGCATGTCAGCGTAGGCATAGGGGTCTATGTGCCCGTGCCAGCACGCGACCTGTCGTCCCAGCCCATCAAGGACCTGAGCGCAGCTGTAGTCGCCATAGGCAAGCCCCTCAGCCACGTCCACACCGATGACATAGTTATCTTCCTCGGGCGGGTGCCACTCCCTGTAGGGACCGTATGACCCCTCATAGAGCTGCCCGTCCTGAAACTCACCGCGGAAGTCGGGGGTGTATATCTCGGCTTCTGCGTCACGTAGGCACGCATCCTCCACAAAGCAGCGCCCAGAGGTGAGAAACGCCTCGAGGGGTGTTGATGGATACTCCTGTCTGAAGAGATCGGTGGACCCGAGCTCATCTAATTTTGAGCGGCGGAACATCAACTGCTCGTCATCGAGACCGAACTGCTGCGCTAATTTTTCTTCTTCGGGAGTCTTCTCAAAATAGGCGTTGGGTTTGCGCCGATACTCGGGCATCCAGAACCACGGGATAAAACACACCTGCCACTCGGTTTCTCCCCGTAACGACTTCATCACCTGATCGTAAAACCATCCGCCGGCGCCGTTAGCCGTAGACTCAAGGATTACTTCGGAACCTTTTCCGCCGACCGTCTGTAAGAGACCTGCAACGATGTCTGAGCCCTGCGGATAGAAAGCCACCTCAGACCCATGGACAAACCGGTTCGTTTGACCACGACCCGTCTGCGTGCTCCTAGCGGTACCTACTCGGAACCTCGAGTTCAGCCCGTCGAAAACTAGAGTCGAACTAGACTGGGAAGCAAGAGGAGGAGCAAAAGCAGGGTGAGGGACGTTATCGTAGAAATAACGTACCATGTTAAATATTGAGTTCGTACTTTCCGCCAGATGCGAGAGTACAAACGCATTCGCGTTCTTATTCTGAGTGACTTTCCAAAACATCCTGCCTTCAACATAAGTCGATATTCCTGTCTGTCGCGCCTTCAATACGAGGGCACGTATGTTTCCCTGTTCCTTCAGCTGCTTTTCAAACTGTGAGTGAACCCACTGCTGCCCGACATTGAGCCGGAACGGAATGGATTCGCCTTCCTTGTTCACAATCCGAAGGACGTTCTTCGAGTACAGCGGGAAGTTGTATTTAAGCTTCCGCGCTACTTCTTCTATGGTTTTCGTCATTCGCTACTAACGCTCGCGCCCACCAGAGCAGCTGATGCTCGGGCTGGTCGTTTTTCATTTCGTTGATGCGCCAACACACCAGCTGCACGTTGTCGATCACGTAACCTATGGAGCCCTCTTTGCGGTCCATGGAGGCATTCATGTCGCTGTAAGCCGGGTGGTGCTGCATCGGTATGCCCGTCAATGCACATAACCCGCCTTGCTTTTCCCAGAGTCCGTAGACCTGCTCGGGGGTGATGTTGAACTCCCGGTCTGTCTTCTTGGCGTTGCTTCTCGCCTGTGTGACTAGGTATGTACACCACGCCTCCGCAGAGCGCCCGTGACGCTCTCTGCCAAGCCTTCCGTGACATACCCCGCAGGTTGCCCCACGGCGCCCGGGAAACGCCTCTACTGGCTTTTCAGAGCCGCAGACGGTGCAAACTTTATGACCAAGCTGCATTCTTTCTCGTGGGTCAGCTCTTCGAACTCTTTCATTGCGTCTCGGCTGCGAGATACAGCAATACGATCACTCATCAGGCTGATGCCCGGGGCAATACAGCCCTGAAGCTCATCGGGGAAATTTGCTGAATGAAAGAGTATGTATGTGCGGTTGGGGACATTCTTTACTTCCCAGCACCAACCGAACTTCGGCGACTTTCTGCGCTTCATTTCGTACTCCCCCTCGGGGATGCACGAGATCCGCGGGAGGTTTTCCTCCCATGGGCGCTCCACTGTGTAGAACTCTGTATCACCTACCGTCATGACACCTAACGTGCCCTCGGGGTGATAGCAGAATCGCTCCAGTAATACTTCCATTTTTACTTCTCGCTTACCGGCATCGTCGTCATGTATCGCAACACGATTATCGTGGCTGCTATGCAGCATCCGAGCATGGCTTGAATTACCGGATTGGTGGGTAAGAAACCTACAAATCCCTGAAGCACGGATAAGACGGCTATACAGACGCCGTATTGGACTGTGCGGGACTTTAGGGCTTGCCGTAGTGCTTGCATTACTTTCTCCTTGATTTGGCACCAGAGCATTTCCAGCGCTTCCTAGAGAGGTTGTTGGGGGTGTTTGGGTCATTCTGTTTTGATTTCGGTAAACGCTTCTTGATTCCCAGGCTACGAGCGCAATATGAGTCGCCTTTTGACGTGCCGGGGCG